AGAACAATAATTTATTTCTTTCTATTTTAGCAGGTCTACCTAATATATCTGTTATCATTATTAGTTGTGATATACGTTGAGGTATTGGTCCTACCCAAGTGCCCTCGCAGTAATCGTAAGTAAGTTGACATATACTATCAAAATCGTTCGTACAACAATACTCGTCTATATCTATAACCCAAGCGTAACAAGGGTCGTTTAACCAATATGGTTCACCTGGTCCTGTTATACACTCAGCTGCAAATAAACAAGTGTCAGGTACATTTGCTAGTTCTTCGTAGTTCCACGCGTCTTGATCCATACATCCGACAACCACTTCAATACAAGAACCATTGTCTGTATTAGCGTCAGGATTATAATTAATAGCAGTACTGTCGGTACACCCATAAATAAAAGGCACGCAACTAAAATCTTCTGTGTTTGCCGATGCTTCGTAATTGTACATACTCGGATCAGTACAACCATAAATATAAGGTACACAAGTATCATTTGCATTGGCAAGTGGGTTAAAGTTAAACATTGTTGAGTCCATACAACCATAAACAAACGGCTCACAACTTCCATCGTCTGTATTTGCTAAACTATCGTAATTAAACATAGTTGGATCAGTACACCCGTAAATGTATGCTATACACGTGTCAGGCGTATTTGCTAGCGGATTATAATTTAATGCTAAGCTTTCCATACATCCTGTTATTACAGGAATACAACCACCATTATCTACATTAGCAGTAGAGTCATAATTAAACGAAGCCGTATCTGTACATCCAAATACAGCTAAAGTATTACAACTGTCTTGTATATTAAAATCTGTATAAACTCCATTAGATGTATCGATATGATACTCTAGATATGCAGGAGACATACAACCCGGAACATAATAACAAGGTAAAGGTGTATTTGCTGTGCTATCGTAGTTAAAAGCCATATCGTCCATACAACCTTCAACTATTTCGATACACTCGTTACCACAATAAGTTATACCACCATACACAAAAAACGGCTGCATAAATGGTGGCTTAACACTTATAACAGTGTCGCCCATAGGATTTATTAAAGTAAATCCACACTCAGGCGCTGTTTGCGAAGCTTGTTGGTTAATAAAAAATTTAGCCCTTACTAGCTTAGGCGCTTTTAATTGTAAAGTGTAAGTTTGATTAAAACCAGAAGTCATTACAAACTGTGATGTATCGTCTTGATAAATCTCTAATCTACTACCAACCCAACCATTACCTGCAAGATCATGCAGTATAAGAGTGTAATCGCAACTGTCTATGTAATCCATAGTGTTTGCAGTTGAGTCGTAGTTAAACATTGTACTATCAGTACAACCATATATTTTTAAAGTAGCACAGCTACTATCGCTTACTGTGGCTGCTGGATTAAATTCAATATAATTGTTGTCCATACAGCCCGGCACTGGCGGTGGTGGTGTACAAGTATCAGAGGTAAATACGTGTGTGGAGTCTGTCCCAAAATTAGGTGTGGTACCAAACACCAAGGTATCGCCACATTGCATTACATAATACGAACCATCGTTTCCACCCCACTGGCTTCCAGCTAAACCATCTCCGTACGTATCAAATATCGTAAACCTTAAAACACCTGTAGGTAGGCAAACTGGAATATATTGTGGTTGATAATCAGGAGCGTTTGGGTATGGGCCTCCTGCCGCTAATAAATTACCCATTGTATCTGTTATTTCCCAACTAGTTTCATCTGTAAACTGGTCTAAGTTTATATTTACCATTGCTGGCACGCATTGACCAGGTGGTGGAGGTTGTGGCATACACTGTGGTACAACTCTATTATGTACTAAACCTTGTCCAAAAGTGCTAACAGGGTAATTAATTACAGTGTCATTACATATAGTAACGTAGTATTCTCCATTTATAATACCATCGCCATAACTATCAAATATTACGAAAGATATGCTTTGTACGCTGTCAATGTATAAAGTATCTCTATGCATAAAGTTAGGCTGTGTGTAATAACCATATTCTACATAATCTAATGTGTCTCCTCCATAAACAGAGTCGTATAATATCCATCTAGTTTCACTAGGGTAACTATCTGTTTTTATGTGTATAACAACTTCTTTTTGTTGGCCTAATAAAGTTAACGGTAGTAAAAATAATATTAATAATTTTTTCATTTTAAAAGTCACTCATTATTAGTTCATCAACCTCTTCTTGTATTTCTTTTCTTGTAGCAGACATAGTAAAACTAAGATCTGCTTGATAACGTTTTACTTCTTCACCGTTAAAAATTATAATTGTAGGCACTACAACTATATTATATTTCTTTTGCCAATCACCTTCGTCTATATTTATTCTTTTAACGCCACAGTCATTTAATTTACTTAACCAGTCTACACTATTAGCTTTGTTCCAACCAGCGTTAAACTCAACTACACACACGTCTGTTTTACAAATGTTTTGGCCAAATGCTGTGGCAGCGATCATAGTAAATATTAGTATTAACATATATACACTAAAAATCCTCCAGCTTAATTCGTTGTTATTTTCCATTATTCGTAAAGTTTTTCTTCTATTTTTTCAATAGACTTTTTAATTTCTTTAACGTCTTCTTGAGTATTCATTATAGTATTACGTATCATTTGATCTTTCATATCAAACTCCATACGCGTAACCTCAGGGTCTGGT